CCCTGTTTTATGCAGCCAAAGACGGTAATGTATCGGTCGTATTCAGTAAGTCGGGTAAAAAGGTACGAACTAGGCCAGCCCCGTGGGACATGGTAAAGCCACTTTTGATGTATCTAAGGCCTAAGACTACTGAATGTGAGTTATCCGCAATTCAGGGAATGCTTAAATGAAACTCTGTTATCTCGACTTTGAATTTACAAATATTGTCGAGGCTAAACTAGATTTGGTTTCAGTTGCCTCCAAGTGTTACGACAAAGGCGAGTTAACCTTCAGTCGAACCTTCTGGCTGTATCAGAATGAACGCAACAAAAACGACGCGAAAAAGTTTTTCACGAATCGCATAAACGAAGGCTACATTTTCGTGGCCTATGTCATGGAGGCAGAAGCGCGTTCGTTAGAGTCGCTCTATGGCTTTATGCCTGAGTTCAAAGCAATCGACTTGTACTTAGAGTACCGTTGCATTTTAAACCACAATCACAAATTAGCTTATGGGCTGCAGTACATTGAAGGCGAAATAATTAAGACTTCGCCGCCTAAAAATAAATGGGAAGTCACCGAAGGGGATGACAATGACGCACACCATAAACCGAGCTACTCTCTTGCCGCAGCGACATATAAGTTACTTGATGTAAAGATCGACACAAAAGAAAAAGACGAAGTTAGAAACATAATCATTAGGTCTAATCCAGACGAAATCAATCAGAGTGCGGACAGAATCTTAAAGTACAATGAGTCTGATATCGACTACCTAAGGCAGATATTAAACAAGGTATATAATCACCACAGACGCGAGCGCGGGTCGAGCGTCGAAAGCTGGGTTAAAGAGGCCTTGAAACGGGGCAAATACGCCGTAGCTACGGCTAAAATGGTCATCCTTGGGTATCCTATAAATGCATCTAGCGTCAAAAAATTCTCATCTCAAACCAAAGAAATTCTTCAGACAGCAGCGCAAGAGTGTATGAAGTCCGACCCTTCATTAGAGCCTTTTAGATGGAACAAAAAGCACGGCCGATACAGTGCAAACGAGAACAACATACGCGCTTGGGTAGAGGCGCAGAATAAGCCTTACTGGCGAAAAACCGACAAGGATAAAATTTCGCTATCACGCGATGCGTTTAAAGACTGGTACTCGAGCGAGTCTGAAGGTTTTGGCGGCGCGTATTGTAGATACCTAAAGACTAAACAATCATTAAACGGGTTTTTACCTGGGGGTAAGTCTAAAAAGTTTTTTGAATTTGTAGGGTCAGACAATAGAGTGCGCCCGTACTTTGGCATTTATGGTAGTCAGTCGTCGAGAAGTCAACCCAGTGCATCTGGGTTTATACCTCTTAAAGCGCATTGGATGCGCATATTTCTCGATGCGCCAGAAGGTAAAGCCCTCTGCGGTATTGACTATAGTTCGCAAGAGTTTTTGATAGCTGCGATACTCTCGCAAGATAGTGACATGATGGCGGCGTATTCAACTGGCGATGTGTATCTTGCGTTTGCTAAGTCTGCAGGTCTTGCGCCTAAAGATGCGACCAAGGCGACGCACAAAACAGTTAGGGATTTATGCAAGGCCCTAGTCTTAGGTATCAGCTATGATATGTCAGCTAGGGGACTAGCGCCGAGACTATCTGAAGTGAGTAAGCAGGTCGTGAGTGAGGACAAGGCGCAAGGCTATATCGATTTGTTTTATGATGCATACCCCGATTACGCTGAGTGGAAAAAAGATATTTTAGAGGAATACGAGTCGTCAGGGTATTTGGAACTACCGGACGGATGGGTTATGTGGGGGGATAATGACAATCGTAGATCGGTCGGTAACTTTCCCGTCCAAGGTCACGGCGCGGTTATTATGAGGGAGGCCGTCACACTAGCGCAAGCTAAAGGCTTAGACGTTGTATTCACACTTCACGATGCAATCTACATTGAGCTACCAGTAACTAAATTAGAATGTGTGAGAGTTCTAATGGATTGTATGCAGGCAGCGTTTAAAAATATTATGTCACGCTATGGGAGGGTTATCCCTGTTGGACTTGAGGGCGATGTCTGGTCAAAATATTTTGTTGAAAACAGCTTGCAAATTTTACCCAAGTCAATACATGTAATGACAGAATACGTCGACGACAGAGGCAAAAAAGACTTAGAGTTATATCGTAAATTTCTGTAACAGCCATTCGTGCAAGTAGTGCAATCAACGGCAAATAAGGAGTAGTTATGACAGGTTTTAAGAAGGTCGCAGGGGCAAGAAAATACTTTAAGTATACCGAGTGCGAGAAGGGTCAAAAGTTAGTCTCTGCTGGGGTGTATGTAGGCCCAGAAGAGGGCAAGTTTGGTACTAATCATATCTTTAGACAAGACGATGGCCAAGTCGTAAGTCTCAACTCATCAGGTCATCTAAACTGGCTACTGGAAAATTACGCTACGCCTGGAAGAACTGTTTGTAACGTCATCTATGACGGCAAAGAGGTTTTGCAGAAGGGCTCAATGAAGGGTAAAGAGGCACACCGCTTCGAGCTAGAAATAAAAGAGCCAGAAGCAATGGACGCATCAAAGCCAGCAGCCTTGGCTGGCGAGCCATCGAGTCAGTTTCCAGACATTTCGCTGTAAAGTAATTTAACAATCTAACTTTAGGTAAAACGCCCATGTCGTCGGATGTAAAAACGTATTCGCTTTCGCCGAGTTCTTTAAGCCTGTTTCTCAGCTGTCAGAGAAAATACTACCACAAGAAAATAGCTAAGACTGAAATTGACACCGATATCGATGAGGACACCGAAGCATTAAAGATTGGAAAGGCCTTCCACAAAGTATTAGAGGATTGCCGCCACGAACTTTCGGGAGTGTCGTATCAAAAAGTTTGGGCTACGGTATGGGAGCATGAGCTAGACGCAGACGAGTACACGCCGATGATTATGGCTATGCTGTCTAAATATAAAATCATGCACGAAAAGTCTAAGTTGAAAGCGACTCATTTTGAGATTGAGATAGCCACACCCACATTCATCGGATACGTCGACGTTATTTTGCAGGACGATTCTGGGGGCTGGTTTATCGGGGACATGAAAACTTCTGCAGCATACTACTCGAATATAGCCGCAAGCCTGCCTCGCAACCCACAGTTAAATCTTTATGCTAGCCATGTCGGATTGCTTGGTAGTCAGCTAGGCCTAGCTCCAGATAAGTTTAAAGGCTGCAGGTACAGAATTACCACTAAGTCAAAACTTATTAGAAAAAAGACAGAGTCGGCTGAAGAATATATCGCAAGAATGTGTTTAGGCATCAAATCAGTAGATTTTATTATACCAAAAGAGCTGATGGCAGTTGAGGACATAAGGGGCCTACACAATAGCGCGCTTGAATACATAACATCGCACCTTAATCCTGACGAATATCTGCAGAACCTTGGGAACTGTACCCAGTATTTCAAGCCTTGCGAGTTTTGGAGTAAGTGTCACGGAAGAAACTACACCACCATAAGCCTTGATTCGGTCAGCGCAGATGATTGACCGATACGGCCGATGGACGGTACTAGAGCGGATTGACGAAGACTATGCCAAGTGTATTTGCGATTGCGGCACTAAGCTAAAAGTAAGGGTAAAAAATTTAAAATATAATAAGTCAAAATCATGCGGATGTTTGCGTGATGAACTTTTAAGAGAGCGGATTAGGCGTGATAGAACTGTACCCATATCAAAAACAGGCCGCAGAATTCCATTTAACCCATCACTATAGTCTCAACTGTAGTGAGATGGGGACAGGCAAAAGCCTGATGGCTTTAGAGGCTGCTAGAAGGTCTGGTCTCAGTATTGCAGTCATCGCCCCACCGTTTCTTAGGGGTACTTGGGAGTCTGAGTCTAAAAAGATGGGCCTAGAGGTAACATTTTTTAGCTACACGATGCTGCACCGCGAGCCAGCAAAAAGAGTTAAAGATTTTAAGTTTTGGATCGTCGATGAAATCCACTACTTGAAGAACCCTAGAGCCGGAAGGACATCAGCATTTTATGAGCTGTTAAAGCTTTACCCCCCAGAGTATCTGGTTGGGCTGACAGGCACTCCGATAAAGAATAGGGTGCCAGACTTTTGGACTCTTATCGGGTTTTGTAGTCAAAACTCTAAGAACACTAGCGGGGCTAAGTTAGAAGGTGAGCTAAGGAAGTATAACGCATTCTGCCGACATTTTTGCCAAGTGCAGAAAATCTTTATAGGCAAGAGTAGATCGATCGACAAGTTCACCGATCTAAAGCCAGAAAAAATATTGGAGTTTAAATACCTACTAAAAGACAAGGTGATTAGGTACACCGTCGCAGATGTCTTAAAAGAATTGCCAGATATCACTCGCAAGGAAGTATACTTAGACTTAGAAGAGACGGAAGGCTTAGAAGACGAGTTTAAAGCATACCAGCAAGGGCATAAAACGGACATTAGAGGTAAATGCGCAAACGCGCTACTTAAAGCCCCTCAAACGGCGATGTACTGTAAGTTTGTTCACGATGAAACAAACGAACCTCTTTTAATATTTACAGACCATGTAGCATCAGCATCTTTGATACTGACAGCCCTTAGCGGGCTGAGGGTTGCATTAATTACAGGCGCAGTTAAGAGTGAAGACCGAATAAAGATAGTAAACCGATTCCAATCAGGCGAAATTGACGCAATAGTCGCAACTATTGGGTCGCTGTCAGTCGGCGTCACGCTGACCGCCGCCAAACATGTCGTATTTAACGACTTGTCTTGGGTGCCCGCCGACAATCTACAGGCGGAAAAAAGAATACACCGCATTGGGCAAAAGTCCGCGTGTTTTTCCCACTTTATTATTTCATCCCCGACGGACGCATACATACAAAAAACTCTAGTATCTAAGATGAAAACAATATCCACAGTAATGGAGGGCTAAATGGACATCGACGAGAGAATTGTAGAGTTAATGGTTACGCTCGGACTGCTGGCGGTCG